ATCGGGAAGATTTTCCCTGAAAATGGCTCGGCCAAACATTATTTGGACTAAAATGGATTTATATGACTCAATCAACTGAGATCGCCCGAGTTAGGGACGAATCGGCTTACCGAGGTGTGCCAAACCCTCGAATCCACACAAAACTAAGCGATTTACCCTCTTATGGCGAACAAATGATTAAATTCTGCGAGGAAATAGGCTTTGAGTTGCTTCCTTGGCAACAATGGCTAGCTCATCACTCTCTTAAATACAAGCCGGACGGCCGATGGGTACACCCAATAGTCTGTTTGTTGGTGGGCCGCCAAAACGGGAAATCTACCTTTATGGCTTTAAACATTTTATTTAGAATTTATGTTCTCAAAGAAAAATTACAAGTTCATACAGCGCACAAACTCACAACCTCGGCAGAACTGTTTTATAAGATTTACGCGATTATTGAGCAGACTCCGCGACTAGCTGCCGAATTTACTAAGAAGCTGGAAAGTAAAGGATTTCAAGAATTACAGTTTACAGAAGGCCGTCGATACATAGTCCGAGCTAATAATTCGGCCGGTCGAGGAATAGCTGCGCCCGAATGTATTCACCTTGACGAGGTAAGAGACTATAAAGATGAGGATGTCTGGTCTGCCCTGCGTTATACCCAAATGGCTAGTTCTAATCCTCAAACTTTTATCTATAGCTCTGCCGGAGATCAACATTCAATAGTTCTAAATAAATTACGCGAGCGAGCATACGCCGCAATACACGGCGGCTCTGACGATATTGGTTGGTTCGAATATTCCGCTCCCAATGATTTAAAATTTGATAATTCAGCCGATTTTTGGCTTGGCGTTTCACAAGCCAATCCTTCTCTTGGGTACACAATCCATCCAGATAACATTCGAGCAGTTTTAAATGATCCTGAATCAATTGTGCGCACAGAAGTTTTAACTCAATGGGTCGATACAATCAACCCAGTTATTAATCCTTCGCAATGGGAAAGCTGCAAAGTTGAGGGGCTTCGGCTCAACCCTGAAGAGGAGACTTGGCTGGCTATCGATCTCAGTCCAGATAGAAAACAAGCTGCATTAGTGGCTTCGCAAAAACTCGAGGCAGATAAGTTCCAAGTAATCCTCCTGCAAACTTGGCACAATCCCGCCAACCTCGATGACAAAGCGATGGCTAACGATGTGGCCGAGTGGGTGCGGAAATATCCTGTCAGCCTCGTAGCCTATTCTGCGAGAACCGCATCGGCCGTAGCTGCGCGATTGGCTCCGGCTGGTATTCGGACTGAACCTATTGATGGTCTTGACTATGCGCAAAGCTGCGATGAGTTACTGGGAGCAATCTCATCTCAGCGGTTGGCTCACTCGGGACAAGATGAGCTGACTAAACATTGCCTAGCCGCCGTTAAGCTACCTTTCGGCGACGGCGGTTGGGTGATGGGTCGCAAAGTAAGTAATGCGGTTATTTGTGGGGCTATCGCTTCAGCTTTGGCAACTCACTATGCAACTAAAGCAAATGATGGTGTCGATATTGTGATTATGTAGCACACTAGGCTTACAATTTAGGCTTAATGGGTGCTATAAGAGATTTCTTCTTTCCACAAGTAACGGCTCAAACACCGCAGAAGGTTAGCGATGTAACCGCCGCATTAACTCCCGTCCAAATTAGCGATTCTGTTTATAATTTTATTGGCGGCGGTACAAATACGACACGTCAATTAGCAATGAGCGTTCCGTCGATTGCTAGAGCTCGAAATATTATTTGCGGAACTACCGGATCATTGCCTCTTGAGCAATATAACAAATTGACAGGCGAGCACGTCGAAGCGATTCGCGTTATTAATCAACCAGATCCTCGCGTTCCCGGATCTCTTATTTACACTTGGTTGGCCGAAGATATTTGGCTATATGGCGTTGGCTATGGACAAGTTTTAGAAATGTATTCTGCGACTGATGGCGGAAAAGTTAGAGCTTGGACTCGCGTCTCACCTGATCGCGTAACCGTCGACACAAATTATAAAAACACAATGATTGAGTCATATAAAGTTGATGGTCTTGCCGTTCCATTACAAGGCATCGGTTCAATTATTCGTTTTGACGGTTATGATGAAGGATTCTTACATCGCGCTGGTAAAACCGTTGCCGCAGCTGTGTATTTGGAAAACGCCGCAGTCAATTATGCAAAAGAACCAAATCCATCAATGGTTCTTAAATCAAACGGCACTAATTTAACTGCTGAAAGAGTTTCCGCTTTGCTTTCAGCTTGGCGCACTGCCCGTCAATCTCGTTCAACAGCTTTCCTCAATGCCGATGTTGATCTTAAAGAATTCGGATACGATCCAAAGTCACTGCAATTAGCCGAAGCTCGTCAGTACGTCGCGTTAGAATTAGCCCGAGCAGCTGGAATCCCAGCATACTTCTTGAGCGCCGAGACGACGTCAATGACTTATTCAAATTCGATCAACGAACGGCGCTCACTAGTGGACTTTTCACTGCGCCCGTTACTTACCGCAATCGAGAAGCGACTTTCAATGCCTGATTTTGTACCACAAACGACAGAGGTTCGTTTCGACCTCGATGACTTCCTGCGCGGCAATCCTCTCGAAAGAGCGCAGGTTTATGAAATCCTTAACCGCATTGGCGCGATGAGCGTTGAGCAAATTCAAGAGGAAGAAGACCTAATCCGATGAAAATCAAAATGCCAATGGTCGTTACTGCGGCCGATACAATCAAGCGCACAATCAGCGGCACTATTGTTACTTGGAATGAGCAAGGTAACACTTCACTTGGACCAACGGTTTTCGCGGCCGACTCAATTGAAATTAAACCTGTCAAATTGCTATTGGAGCACGATCGGACACGTCCAATTGGCAAAATGATTGCTCACGAAGTAACTAAGAATGGAATAGTGGCAACGTTCAAGATCGCCAATACTATGGCCGGGGAAGATGCCTTAATCGAAGCCACCGAAGGATTGAGGGATGGTTTTAGCGTTGGCGCTCAAATAAATGAGTGGGTCAATAACAAGGGAGTAATGCAAATTACCTCTGCGACTCTTGATGAAGTCTCATTGGTAACAGATCCAGCAATTGATTCAGCTCGCGTTAGCGAAGTAGCTGCATCCGAAAATGAAACACCAAAAGAAGATTCTGCTCCGGCAACCGCTGAAGCAGACAACCCAACCGAAGGAGAACAAGTGTCAGACACTACCGTTCCAGCTCCTGCCGAAGAAACGGTAGAAGCTGCCAAGGTGGAGACCGTTTCGGCATCACGCCCTGCGTTCTACACCGCTCCTCGCCTTGAGTTCACAAAGGCGAAATATCTCGAGAACACCATCCGGGCTGCTCTTGGAGATGACGATGCTCGCGCTTATGTTCGCGCAGCAGACGACACCACAACAAACAATGCTGGCTTGATTCCAACACCACAGCTCGCAGAAGTTATCAATCCGCTATCAAACGCTGATCGCGGTTCCATCGATGCAATTAGCCGCGGAGTTCTTCCTGCTGCTGGTATGACATTCGAAATTCCAAAGATCACAGCTGTTCCAACTGTTGCTGAAGTTGCCGAAGAAGGCGCAATCGGTGAAACCGGAATGACAAGCTCTTTCCTTTCTGTCTCAGTAAAGAAATTTGCTGGCGGACAGGAATTCTCTGTAGAACTTTTGGATCGTTCGTCACCATTGTTCTTCGAAGAACTCGTACGTCAAATGGAATTTGCTTACGCAAAGGAAACCGACAAGTACGTAACAAATCTCATCATTTCTTCTGGTCAGCTTGCTGCAACAGCTCAGGACAACACAGCTGCGGGATTGCTCGGATACGTCGCTCAAGCAGCGTCTAAGGTTTATGATTCAAGCCTTGGATTCGCTCGCAATATCGTAGTTTCGCCAGAACAGTGGGCGAATATTATGAGCTACAACGATGGCGGTCGCCCAATTTATACAGCTTCCAACCCACAAAATGCTGGCGGAACTGTAAGCCCGACCTCACTTCGCGGAAACGTAGCCGGTCTTGACCTCTATGTATCCCGTTCACTTTCAGCACTCACCTACACAACCGGTGACGGTTCGATGTTCGTAATCAACCCAGAGTCATACACTTGGTATGAATCACCACGCTTCCAGCTCCGCGCTGACACCATCGCGACTGGTCAAGTCAAGGTTGCTTACTACGGCTACGGCGCTCTTGGAGTCAAGGTCGCTAACGGTTCTTGCCACTTTAACAAGAACTAGTCAATCCAATAGTTAGGCCCAGTCCGCTCCCGAGCTGGGCCTAACCCCTTAGATCGAAAGGAAACGAAATGCCGACAATTGTTACGGCCACAGAGTTGAGAACGATTCTCGGCGTTTCGTCTTCCCTATATTCAGACGCTTATTTGAACGACATTGTTGATACAAGCGAAAACTTGATCCTTCCAATGCTTGTCACATTTCAAAGCAAAATCAACAAAGTAAAATTAGAAAATAATGTCGCATATTTTGAAACTGCAACAATTCACGAATTTACTCAAGGCCAATCTGTCATTATTACTGGATGCGGATCTCCCTTTAACGGCACTCATACAGTAACCGACGATGAAATAACCAATTATGTATTTACCGTCGCAATCACAAATGCTGACATATTGGAAAAAAATATTATCCCAGCCGGAAACGCTGCGTTATCTGGGCTCTCGACCTACGTCGGAAATCCCAATGTCGAATCTGCCGTTCTGGCTATTTCTGTCGAGATCTTCCAAGCTCGAACCGCCGCAGGAGGAGCAATCGAAGGCATAGATTTCAGCGTTTCGCCTTATCGCCTATCTAAGAATTTACTCGCCAAAGTTACTGGCTTGCTTGGCCCATATCTTGATACTGATGCGATGGTCGGTTAATGCCAGCATCAACAATTTCTGGTGACGTTCGAGGCGCAATCAAAACCGCTTTAGCAAGCGTCAGTGCGAACGTTTATGATCACGCACCAGAAGCTCCTATTGTCCCAGCAGTCGTAATCGTCCCGGACTCGCCATATATGGAATTGGAAACAATTGGCAAAAGTCCAGTTCGCGTAAAATTGAATTATACAATCACTGCCGCAGTTGCCTATCTTTCGAACCCGGCATCTCTCGATAATCTTGAGAAATTAGTCATTAGTATTCTTGGGGCGCTAAACGCCGCCAAGTATGAGTTATCGACAGTCGATAGGCCGTCAATAACAACTGTCGGAACGACAAACCTGCTCGTTTCTGACATCCGCTTGAGCGTCCGCTACGAGCAAACTTCCTAAGGAGACCAGATGCCAACAACAATCATCACTGGGCGCGATGTGACATTCACACTCGATAGCAGCACTTATGACGCCCAAGCAACAAGCGCAGTTTTAAGCTGCGAGACGATTATCGAGACTTACCAGACTCTTGATGGTCGCGCATACAAATCCACTGACAAACAATGGACTTTTACCATTGAATTGCTACAAGATTGGGGAGCGGCAAGCTCACTATTTGAAGCAATGTGGGCTGATGCGGAATCAGCACCGAATACCACGTTGGCTGTCAGCTTCACTGCTGCATCCGGCGCAGTATTCGCCTTCAACGTATTGCCAATTTTTCCTGCTGCTGGTGGAGCTGCTCCCGGAGCACTCACAGACACTTGGACAATGACAGTCGTTGGAATACCAACAGAAACATTTAGTTAAGAGATCGGGGATCGGGAGCAATGAAATTATCAATCACAATTGAATATAACAGTGGGGAATCAGCAACTTATGTTGCTCAACCGCCAGAATGGGCAAAGTGGGAAAAGGCAACTGGACACACGATTGCTAAGGCGCAGGACAATATAGGCATCTGGGATCTTATGTTTTTGGCATATAACGCATACAAGCGCGAAAGTGCTGGTAAGCCAGTCAAATCATTTGAAATTTGGATGGAAACTGTTGCTGATGTAAGGACGGCCAGCGACGACCCAAAAGCCACGACCCCGGCTCAGTAAGGCGGATGCTGGTCGCCGTAGCTCTGAAAACGGGAATCCCAATGCAATATTGGGATGATTGGGATGATGTAGCTACGGCGGTGGAATTGATGAAGGAGATGAACAAAGATGGCTGAGGAAATAGCCGCATTCGATAAAACCGAATTGCGTCAAGTCTATAAAGCCTTCAATGTTCTCGGTGATGAAGCAAAAGCCGAAGCTCGCGAAACCTCTAACAATTTAGCAACCTATTTACAAAAGCAAATTTCTATCAAAGCTGGAAGCCGTATAAAAGGTCAAAAAGCAATTGAAAGAATTGTTAGCGGATCTAGAGTTTCTAAAACTTCAACGACTGGCGAAATCCGTTATGGTTATGCAAGTCAGCGATTTAGTGGAGGCGCAAATACTCAGCAACTTTGGGCTGGGTATGAATTTGGTTCAAATCGATTTAAACAATTCCCAAGTTATTCCGGACGTCAAGGGCGAGGCTCTCGAGGATGGTTCATATATCCAACCTTGAGGGCTGAACAACGCAATATTGTCTCGCAATGGACAGCGGCCTTCAATAAAATTTTAGACAAGTGGGGCATCAATGGCATCTGATTCAAGAGCCTTAACGCTCAAACTTCTTGCTGATGTTTCTGATTTTCAAAAGAAACTTGAAAGCAGTTCCAAGGATGTAGATTCGATTGGCGAGCGCATTGGAGAATTTGGTAAAAAAGCTGCCATTGCTTTTGCCGCTGCCGGTGCTGCGGTTGGTGCTTTTGCGCTTAGTGCAGTCAAAGCCGCCGCCGAAGATGAGGCGGCTCAAAAACAACTAGCAAATACAATTGAGGCAACTACTAACGCCACTGCCAAACAAATTGCTGGCGTTGAAAAATATATTGAAACAACTTCGATTGCCATTGGAGTTACTGACGACCAACTGAGACCAGCATTTTCTCGATTAGTAAGAAGTACGAATGATGTTGAGGAAGCTCAACAATTATTAAATCTAGCGTTAGATTTAAGTGCGGCGACTGGACGACCATTAGAAGCCGTCACAAATGCTTTAGGCAAAGCCTATGATGGCAATTTCACAGCTCTCGGGCGTTTAGGCTTAGGCATAGATTCAAGCATTCTCAAGAGTAAAGATTTTGATGCCGTATTCCAATCCTTAACTACCACATTTGGCAATTTTGCTGAAAATGAAGCGGAAACAACTCAAAAGCAAATGGAGCGCGTCAAGATTGCCTTAGATGAAGCCAAGGAATCAATAGGCGCGGCTTTACTACCAGTGGTTCAAGAATTGACCGCTTGGATTATGGAATATTTTGTACCGGCCCTAAACGCTTTCATTTATGGCTTGACTGGCCAAGGACAATTAGATGATTCTTTAACAGATACACAAAACCGCGCTTTAGCATTTGGAAAGCAAGTTAATGGAGTTATTAATACTGTTGTCGATCTTAAAGATGAATTGCTTATCCTTGCGGGAGTTATGGCGACTGTTTTTGTAGTTTCCAAGGTAGCCGCAGCAGTAACGGCGACAATTGCATTAATTAACGGAGTCATAAAAGCCTATAATGCTCTCAAAGCTAGTTCAATCGTCGCTGGTGTTGCCGCCGCTTTTGCTTTAAATCCTCTATTAGGAGTTGGTGCGGCTGCTCTTGCCGCCGGTGTTTTGGCAGCTGCCAATGCAATCTCTCGCAATGGTGATGTTGCCGAAGCAGATACGACCCCAGCAACGGCTTCTGTTAATGCTGCAACAACTTCCGCTAATACTTCTGGCCTTGGTGTCAAATCTGGTCGAACTGCGTTTAACACGGGTGTTAGTAGTGGAGTAAGTGGCTCATCCGGAACTTCCAGTGCTAAATCAACCCCGACTTTAATTGAACAAGTGGCGCAAGAAAATTTTATTAAGAATCTAGCTCCCGGTGCTTTTGATCCGGGCAGATTTAGACGGGCCGACGAAGGTGGAGTGACTATTAATGTCAATGCTCCGTCCATTGTTGATCGAGAAGGATTTACAAGAGCCTTGATCGATGCAATGAACGAATCTAAAGCGCGCCTTGGTGGTGGGGGAGCTGCCCTAGCTCTATGACTGCTTATTCGCCCGAATATCGGGTCAAAGTGAACAATTCAACTGTCACAGGAGCAACTCTCGGCGGTTTAACCATTACCTCTGGTCGAACTGACATTTATTCTCAGCCAATAGCAGGATATTGCAATTTGACATTGATCGAAACAAACTTATCAGCCGTCGGTTACGACATAAACGATTCAGTCACAATTGAGGTTAAAAATACTTCGGGAAATTATGTTTATTTATTTGGCGGTTTTATTACCGATTTAAATGTTGTTGTTCAAAGCTCTGGTTCAACAGCTCTCAGTCAAAGAATCAATATAATAGCAGTCGGCGCTTTAGCTCGTTTATCGCGGACGATTTACACAGGCAATTTACCCCACGAATTTGATGGGGATCGCATTTTATATCTTTTAGGATTAGTTTTATTTGGATCTTGGAATGAAGTTCCGGGAGCAACGACTTGGGCGACCTATACGGCGACAACAACTTGGGCCGATGCTGAAAACAGTGGCGGCGGAGACATTGATACGCCAGGAGATTATGAATTACATTCTCAAACCGATTTAAATGACACCATTTACAATATTGCGGCCTTTACCGCCACAAGCGGATTAGGTTATTTATACGAGGACGCTCAAGGCCGCATTGGATATGCAGATTCGACTCATCGCAATACCTATTGGACTACAAATGGGTATGTAGAACTCGACGGCAATCAAGCCATAGGACCGGGATTACAAATATCCAAAAGGGCTGGCGATATTCGAAACAGTATAACCTTGACCTACGGATCAAATGGCGATTCCAATGTCACAGATTCCGATGCAGCTTCGATCGCTTTGTACGGGGAATTAGCCAATACCATAGACACTTCACTAAGACATTTAGAAGATGCGGAAAACCAAGCGGCTTTCTATTTAGATATTCGGGCATATCCTCAATATGAGATGAGGCAAATTACGTTCCCTATTACAAGTCCGGAAATGGATAATTCCGACCGGGACGCGCTACTAAATGTGTTTATGGGCTTGCCCATAAGCATCAATAATTTGCCCGTCAATATGGTCGATGGGGTATTTCAAGGTTTTATCGAAGGATGGACTTGGACGGCTAATTTAAATTCTTTGATTTTGACGCTCAACGTATCCCCGTTGGCTTATTCACTCCAAGCAATGCGCTGGAATGCGGTCGATGGGGCTGAGACTTGGAATACGATTAATGCATCTTTGGAATGGCTAGACGCTACAATTGTGGCTTAAAGGAGAAAAATGGCAACGACTACAAATTATGGCTGGGAGACGCCTGACGATACAGATCTCGTCAAGGATGGAGCTGCTGCCATTCGGACTCTTGGATCATCGATTGATACAACGACCAAGAATCTAAATCCAGAAACCACTTTAGGCGATATTTCATATCGATCCGCGACGTCTAACGTCAATACTAGATTGCCTATTGGTTCAAATGGACAATATTTAACTATTTCTGGTGGAGTTCCCGCTTGGGGTAGTGCCGCTGGACAAACGTTTTCCGGTTGTTTAATTTATCCCTCAACAACTCGCAATAATTATTTATCGGCAAATACAACAACAACCATCACTTTTGATTCAGAATTATTTGATACTGACGGGTTTCACAGCACCTCAACAAATACTAACCGCATTACTGTTCCATCTGGAAAAGCTGGTTACTATGCCGTCTCCGGTTGCGTTATGACGACAACAAATACAGACGCCAATAGTCTTGGAATATACAAAAACGGAACAAGATTTTTTAGTCACGATTACACCGGCAACGGCGGCAACGAAGCTGTTTTTGTCAATGGAATGTTAAATCTTTCCGTTGGGGATTATGTTGATTTGCGTTTTTATTCGGGATCGAACGCTAAAACTTTATATGGAAATAGTGACACCGGCGATTACACTGTTAATTTATTCGTTCAATATCTAGGAGCGTAATATGTCCACTCTCGAAATTATTTTAGAAACTTATCCAGAATTGACCGATGCTGATTTTCATTGCACATTCGGCAAAATTGGATTATTTGATGATGGTGACGGTGTTCAATATATTGGTAAATGGAATTATTCCAAGCCAATTCCCGAAGGTCTTAAACTCGGTAAGTAATGGCTAAGCTTTGTAAAGCAGGGCAACAACTTCGGGAGCAAATTGACGATGATTATCCTGATCGCAATCGTAAGTCTGATGGTTGGGTGGCTGATGCTCGTCACGTTGCTAAAGGCAATTCTGACCACATTCCAAGAAACGGAATCGTTAGAGCTCTAGATATAGACGCTAACCTCAATGCGCATCCTGAGGAAACTTATGCGTTGGTTGAGAAAATTCGCAAGTGTGCTAAACGCGGAGATAAGCGCATCAAATACATTATCTATGACGGAAAAATTATGAGCCCCATATTGGGATGGAAGCGTCGCAAATATAAAGGCGCTAATCCTCATCGCTCGCATTTTCATATTAGCTTTACAACTTTGGGAGACAATGACGGCAAATGGTTTGACCTAGAAGGAGACAGAAATGAGCGACTTAAAGAAGATGGCGGAAAGTTGGGCCAAGACCTTCATCGCGACAGCACTAGCGACTTATCTAGCAGTCGGGTTCGATGTCGATGCAATTGTAAATGCGGCTCTAGTATCAGTCTTGCCTAGCATTATTAACTGGCTTAACCCTAACTACGAACGCTACGGGCGAGTCCGGTAATGGATGCCAATACCATCGCTGGATTCGTAGCTTCAGTTCTCGGATCAATCGCCCTGCTCATCGCTGGGCTTCGTTACATAATCAAATTAGAAAATATCCCCATTGTGTCGCGCCTTGATAAAATGGAGTCTCAGTTAGAATTAGCCCTATCGAAGAAGGTGGGGGCTAGTGGCAACAAGAAAGCGCGTTAAGAAGCCGGTCAAGAAAACGGCTAAATCTCGCCGAACAGTTAAAGAGCTGCCCACAAAGCTAGATTTCTGGGCAATTGCCTGCAAAGAGATTTATGAGACTTGTCGCCGTAATGGAATGGATGAAGGAACGGCTCTAGCTTTTGCTATGGATAGAAGCTCTTGGCCCGACTGGGTAATCGACCCACAAGATCCGATTAGAAAAATCGGGTGGGAAGATGGCGAGGAAGACGTCTAATTTACCTGCGAGAGGTCGAGCTATTCGAGGCTCTCAAGTCGGTTTATCCGGACTTGACGCCTTTATCGGCGACCGACCGAGCCGATGGCATCACTCACGACGCCTATATTGAGATGAAGTGCCGACGCACTCATTACCCGACTCTTTTGATTGAGAAGAAGAAGTGGGATTACTTGGCCGAAATAAGGGCTAGAACGGGCGCTAGGACGCTTTATATCAATTCAACCCCTCACGGCATCTACCAGTTCGATTTAGGGGCTATAAACGAGCCTGAGTGGCAATTAAAGGCCCTTCCAGATAAGACTGACTTTGCCAATAGCGGCAAGGTTGAGAAGCTGTGTGGCTTCCTAGATATACGACACTCCGAAATGCTACTTGTATAAATCCATTTAATTAATTAGATTTATCCCGTAAATCCATTTAAGGGTTACAGAACGGGAGAATAAGTGATAAATAATCCAGCAGTAATTCGATTTGATGCTACTTCGGGCGCTTGGTCTGATGGTAAAAATTACGTCAAAGGCCAAATTATCCGCAGAT